AATAGAGACAGTAAAGCGTGGGGTAATGCTATAAGACACGCATCTATAATAATGGGTGAAACTATTAACCTAGACGTAACCGATGGAGCTACTCACTACCATGCAAGCTACGTTAGACCTGCATGGGCTAAGACTAAAACTAAAACAACTAGAATAGATAGGCATATATTCTATAGATGGGAGAAGTAATGGTAAGTTCAGTAGTAGAACTGATGGACGTATCTGGAACGGACTTAACAGTAGTAAACGCCGCAAGAGTTTCTTTTGCTAAACATAAAGATGCGTTTGATGAGAGTGATGAAAAACTTATTAAGTATCTTGCTAAGCATAATCACTGGAGTCCGTTTGCACATACATTTATACAATTTAAGATAAGTGCTCCTATTTTTGTTGCTAGACAGTTAGTCAAGCATCAGGTAGGTTTAGTGTGGAATGAAGTCAGTAGGAGATATGTAAATGATGAGCCTGAGTTTTATATACCTAAACAGTGGCGTAAGAAACCAGAAGGAAGTATAAAGCAAGGATCTAGTAAAGAAACAATAGAGTATGATATAGCTGGTACAATGAAATATGTCAAGGAGACTTACAATAACCTTTTAAAAGAAGGTATAGCTCCTGAAATGGCTAGAATGGTTTTACCACAAAACACTATGACTCAATGGTATTGGTCAGGCAATTTATTTGCTTTTTCAAGAGTATGCGAATTACGCTTAAAAGCTGATGCTCAAGAAGAAACAAGAGATGTAGTAAATGAAATAAACAGGCTTTGTAGTTATAAGTTTCCAGTATCTTGGAAGCATTTAAGACCTGTCCCCTATTAGAGAATTTTATAAAGTAGAGGTTATCACATGTATAGATACTTAAAAAGAATAATCTGTGCGATACTAAATCGTAAATGTAATGATGACTGTACTTGCACTGAAGACAAAACTACTTACGACGGACTATAAGATGGTAAATCTATCTGTTGGAAGAGGCGAAAAGCTATCTACTAAAAAGGGAGCTGGGTTAACCGCAAAAGGAGTAGCAAAGTATAAACGCGCTAATCCTGGATCTAAATTAAAAACTGCCGTAACTGGTAAAGTAAAAGCTGGAAGTAAAGACGCTAAAAGAAGAAAGTCTTTTTGTGCTCGATCTAAAGGCTGGACAAGTGAACGAGGCAAGGCAGCTAGAAAAAGGTGGAAGTGTTGATATGGTAAAACTTACAAAAAAGAACTTTCCTAAAAGCAAGGGTACCGGTAAGAGTACGAAGAAAACTGGTATAGCTAAAAAGGCTGAAGAATCAGGAATGCCTGCAAGCGTACTAAGCGCAGTATACAGAAGAGGTATTGGAGCTGCTAAGACTACAGGCACAAGACCTGGGGTTAAATCACCACAACAATGGGCTATGGCAAGAGTAAACTCTTTTATTGCTAAGAAGTCTGGTACGTGGGGAGGAGCCGACAAAGATCTAGCAGCTAAGGTTAGAGGTAAGAAGAAAAAATCATGAGTAAAGTACACCCTAACTCACTAAAGAACCTGCGCCCCTTCTCTAAAGAAGGTGCGCGCGCCGGCCAAAAGAATTCTGTTATAGCGCGTAAGGCTAACAAAGAAGCACGAGAAGCACTAAAGCTTACATTAAACGATTGGAAAGCTTTAAAAGAAGAAGTACAAGACGATGCTCCTGCTGCTTTAGACGTACTAAAGATAGCTATGACAAAAGCTCTATCTGTAGAAGACATGGACGAAGCTACACGATTAGCAACAGTATTAGCAGAGTTTGAAGCTCCTAAACTACAAAGACAAGATATAAATCAGATAACTAAGACTGCTGATTTGACTGACGAAGAATTACAAGAAGCACTAGAGGATATAGAAATACAATTTAGTGTAGAACCTAAAAACATGAACTGAGGTAAATAATGTGGAAGATACGAAGTCCTTACAAAAAGACAGCAAGTACAACGAATATGACGAGGATGGAGACGGAGTCGTTACAGATGAAGAGCTCCGGCATGTCAAAGAAATTAAGGAAGTCGAACATAATTTACGGAAACAGCGTGCACAAAGAAGAATGGCCACTTGGACACTTATCGGAATGGGTGCGTTCACGGTGGTAATGTTTGTTATACCGTTAGATAGGGTAACTGCATTATCAGATATTAGTAACTTATTTTATATTAGTGGCGCAGGTATAGTAGGTGCATACATGGGTACAACTGCTTATATGAGCAAGAAATAGAAAGGAAAGTTATGGCTTTTAAATTATCGCAAAGATCGTTTCAGAAACTAGTTGGCGTACACCCATACATGGATTCTGTTGTAAGAAAGGCTATTGAACTAACTAAAATAGACTTTGGTGTTACGTATGGCGTAAGAACTGTAGAAGAACAAGAGAAGCTAGTAGCTGCTGGCAGATCACAAACTATGAAAAGTAAACATTTAAAACAAGACGACGGCTATTGTCATGCTGTAGATTTAATGGCATATGTAGACGGAGAGGCTTGTTGGGAATTAAATGTGTATGATGATATATGTGATGCAATGAAGGAAGCAGCTAAAGCACAAAACATAGCTATTAAGTGGGGAGCTGCTTGGTCTGAAGGCGATATTAGAAACTATCCGGGCACTGCTGAAGAAGCTATGAATAAATATGTTGATTTAAGAAGATCACAAGGAAGACGTCCGTTTATTGATGGACCACACTTTGAATTAATATTAGATTGAATGAACCCGGGAGCGGATCATGACTAGATATATACAAGACGCTGTATTGCAGCAACAGAAAAAAGAAAAGACTACTAAGGAGGTACTAGACAAGCCACTTCCTAAACCTAAAGAATACACTTCTGCTGAACTAGAAAAAGCAGCAAGGACTTACTTGAAAATAGGAGGTAAGTATTAATGAAACGGTATGGTTATAAAGAGCCAGTTACCGATGAGCAACTCATTAATCTTATCGAAATGGGAGTTCAAAATAGTACTGGTGACTTTCTAAATAGTTCTGACTTAGCTAGAGAAAGACTGAAAGCAACTTATGAGTACGCTGGTGTTGCGTCAGATCATTTGTCTCCTCAAGGTGTTTCAACTATTGTTGACACTTCTACTACAGAAGTTATAGAAGCTTATACTGCTATTTTAGCTGATTTGTTTTTAAACAATCATAAGCTAGCTAGGTTTGTGCCTTACGATGATAGTCCTGCAGCATTTAAGTCTGCAAAAGATGCTAGTGATATAGTTAACTATTGTATATTTAAACATAACAATGGTTGGGAGTTTATGTCACAGTGGATTAAAGCTGCGTTGTTATGGAAAAACTCTGTATGTAGATGGGATTACATAGAAGATTATGATTACATATTTGAAGATTACGAAGAAGTAACACAAGTTAAACTTGATGAAATATTATCTGATGACAATGTAGAGATTGTTGGAGAACTAGAGTTTGAAAACAGACCTGTTAAATCAGAGATAACGCAAGAAGACGAGCTGGAATTAGTCTATGTTGATGTTAGAGTTAGAAAGAAAATAGATAAGTCTAAGGTAAAACTAGAACTAATACCACCAGAAAATTTTAGAATATCACGAGAGTCTACATGTATATCTGATGCACAGTTTGTAGGAATACAGACACAAATGTCAAGATCTGAAATACGAAAGTATTATCCAGAGGTATCTGACGATATAGATTTTGATACTATGCACGATACTTCATGGTTAGGTTCTGCAAAGTACTCACAAGACGTTGCTGCTAGAAAGCATGTAACAGGACAAGAGTACTGGCAAGGATCTGCTGAATCATATGAAGTGCCATTAGAAGCAAATATAAACGTAAACGTTACAGAATGTTGGATAAGAGTAGATAGAGATGGAGATGGTATTGCTGAGTTAAAGCACATTATGACTATAGGTAACAACATCATATATGAAAACGATGTTGATGAAATACCTTTAGCTTCTATAGTTCCTATTGATATACCTTTCGAGTTTTATGGTTTATCAATGGCAGACTTTACAAGAAGCTCTACATTAGCAAACACAGCAATATTAAGAGGTTTTGTAGAAAATACTTACTTAACTAATTATGCTCCAAAGCTCGCTGATCCAAACGTAGTAGATTTTTCTGCTTTACAAAATATGAAGCCAAAGCAGATCATACCTACAAACGGTAGTCCACAAGGATCAGTGGCAACTCTACCACCTGAAACTATATCTACAGGTACAGTTCCTTTATTAAACCATCTACAAACAATAAAAGAACAAGCCACAGGTATGAGTAAAACAGTACAAGGTCTTAATGACACGTTGTACGTATCAGGTAACTCTGAACAAAAGTTTGCCGCTGTTCAATCAGCAGCCCAGAAGCGTATATCGCATATTGCGCGGAGATTTGCTGAAACAGGATTTAAGCGGTTAATTGCTGGGGTCTATAGTACTATGCATAGAAATATGAAAAGAAAACTTTCTTTTAATATGAACAATGTATACAAAACTATAGATATGAACGCACGACCAAGTAAGATGGAAGTTGAAATTCTTCATGATATAGGAGAAAATAGT